AATTTGAATAAAAATGGATTTAGAAAAGAAACATACCAAAATTTTATCAAACCTCTTCAAAATCGTCTTAAACTGTTCTTGTTGAACAAGATAAAAAGTAATAAATGGTTTGTTACACAATCAGAAATAATGGATATTTTGAAAATAGATGAAGAAATTGTATATGAAGTTATTAATAAATCAGTGTATCCATACAATCTAATCGAAAACTATTTAATCGTTCCTCATGAAAATGGAATACATATTGTCGAGATTCCAAATACAACATCAAAACGATTTTTAATTACAGATACAGAACAAAAAGAAAACGTAGTCAATACCAAAAAATGTAAGATGCCTGTATTAAAAAATAAAAGCATAGAAGAAGCAACTATTTTAATATATTTGAATCTTAATTCTATATGTTTTGAAGAACTTGTAACAAGACTGTTGAAAACAAATACATTATCACAACAAGATGAATTTATAGCACAATGTTTACATTTACAGGGTGTACTTATTTCAAAATCAGAACTTCCTTACATAAACAATGACAATAACTATATAGGATATGTTGATATTTTCGATTCCAAATTTAAAGCAAAAGTATTGTCGAACAACAAATTTCGATCTTTGATAGACAAAGAGGAAAAAGATTTATTCAATATAAGAACTCAAATTGATAATTTATCAAAAGACAAAACGACATGGGGAATGATTACACACATTGAAAAAAAGAAAGAAAATAACATGAAAACAAATGCACTTAAGATAATACGCAATGGAAATACTAAAGGGATAAGTACTGGAAGAGTTTGTAAAACATTGGATAAAAAGGAACAAGAAGAAATTTTGAAAGAATTTGGAAATAATAATACATATGACAATAAAGTCGAGAATTGTTTCCATATTGCATTGGAATTGATGAAAAATAATAAGTTAATATTATTGCCTGAATATAAACCAAGACAATAATTAGAGTGTAATATATTTATTGTTGTTTCCTTCCAATGGATAGAACGAAACTTCTTTTTTTAGATATATAAATACCTTGTTGAAGATAAATGATATGAATATAACAAATGATTTGTTCCATTTATCTTCAACTAATCCTTTCATAACTTCTGATGTTTTTTTAACACCAAACATCTTTTGAAATTCTTTTTTTGAAATGAAATCAATGAGAGATTTTTTAATATAATCGTAATTTATATATGAATTATGACATAATTCTGTAATTACTTTTGAAGGCAGAATCTTCTCTTTTTTTGATTTTTTGATTTCTTTTTCTTCTTTTACAATATCATCTTGTTTTTGATCTTCACAAGATTTTTTGGGTTTAGAACACATGTTGTTTTTCTGATTTTCATCTTCACAAGATTTATTTATTTCCTTTTTCAAACATATGTTTTTCTCATTTTCATTTCCTTGTGTATACTTGCTATAGATGTTTTTAGTATCATCTGGTAATTTCCAAATTATGCATTCAGAAGTTTTCAGTGGTAATAGTTCAAACAATGATTCCATATATATTCAAAAAAAAATGATTTATATCATTTTTTTAAATATATTCTTCATGTGTTAATATATTATTTATCTTATTGTCAAAACTACAACATCTTTTTTGATATTTCTTTTTTAAAAGATAAAATTTCATACTTGATGATACTCTGTTTTGCTTTAAAATTGGTTGTGGTACTATTGTGTCCGACAAATCATCTGTTTTTGATTCATCTGTTCTCTCCTTATTCATAGAATCTGTCATTATTGTTTTCATTTCCTCGTATTTGTTTATTTCAGTCTGAGAAGTTAAACAAAAAGATACATAATCGTATATTTGTTTTAAAATACTGTAATCAATCCAATTTAAGTTGATAAATACACCATTATTATTTTGTGTATAATTGCCATTATTTTTATGTATAATTTTGAAAATCTCATCTATTTCGGTTTGGCATAATTTACTTATGTTATTTTGTATATATTTGCATAATTCTGTGGTATCTTCGCCCATTATTGTATTATATTAAATATTATTTATATGTTTATTCATCAAAATCTTCATAATCGTCCTCGTTTTCAATGTCGTCCTCTGGTATATCATCGTCTATAGAAATATCTTCATCTTCCTCTTCGTCTTCATCTTCTTCCTCTTCTTCTTCATCATCTATCATTGTTTCCGATTTCACATCATCATCTAAATCATTGAAATCAGGTATTGTTAGTGCGTCATTATCCTCTGTAAACTTTTCCTCATCATTGTCATCATCTTGTGTTTCATAAACATTGTTGATAAACTCATCCTTGTCTTTTAATACCTTTCCAATTATAGAAATAAATTTGTCATAAAGAAGAAATTTTTTACCACAAACCTCAATTTTAATTTCATCACCTATATTGATAGTTTCAATATCGATTTCAGATTGAATACCTGCTGAAAGTTTTGGAACAATTATTTGTAATATTGGAATATTGTTATAAAAACCTTCTGCCAACAATCCTAGTGCATTTTTCGCTTTAACCCGGCATTTTACAATAGATCCTTGGGCGGGATTACAAATTTCACCAATACATTGTAGATCATATGTAATATTTCCATTAAAATGTGAAACAACCAATTTTCCAATTGATCTTTTTATTATCTTAATACTGCCTTGTTTAATATATCCGTGTTTTGAACACATATTTTCCAAACTTTGTTTCGTTTTTTCATTAATAACTTCGTCAATATTGGTACCAATTTCATTTGGTTTTAAATGAACAGTTGTGTTGAACTTGATTGGAACAAATAGTTCAGACATAACTATATATTAATACCTGATGTTACTAATATTAAGTCATTTTTTTATATATGTCTTTAATATAAAAAATGATTAAGTTAAATATTTATATATTATAGATATACAATCATGGAACTAGAAAAAGATTCACTTGTTTTCAATACAGTTCAAAAATATTTGGATGAAACAAGTTTAAGTAATAAAGATATAAAAATATCTTTTCAAAGGAAAGATAATGATTTTACAGAATCAGAGTTCAAAAATTTCACATCAGCATTAAATCACTTGGTTACAATGAAGAAATCGGTGTTGAAACAATGAAAATTAAAGCAGAAAATATTTTCACGAAAATCGAAGAAGTACCAAATATTGTAAGTTATTTTCATACAGATTCTCAAAACAAAGATTCAATATTTCAGATAGAAAAAACACTTATGTCTGACCATATTGAAAACATATTTGATATTGATTTGAATATTTCAATAGTTGATCACTCTCAAGTAGATATGCCTGAATATTGGAATGATACACCGAAACAATTCTCTTTATCACAAGATATAACATATACAAACGATAATATTCGGTATATTGCTCATTTGATAAAATCTTCGAGTGAAGAATATATATCGATGAAAGAATCTAATATTACAAAATCGAAACAGGGTTATGGTTTTAGTGTAGTTATTACAAATACAAAATCACAATCTATAGAAAATGTGATCCAAACTATCATTAGAACACTTCAAGTTATTTCAATGTCATCAATGTTACTTACAAAGAAACAACAGCAAGTAGTTTTGCAACAATACAACAATTTAATCAAAGATGATGTTCAGGTCAGTAAATACAATGGAAACACAATACCTCTTCTTGCACCCAAACCTTTTACATTGGAACTGGTCAATCTTGTTGATCCAAAAACATACGGGGCAGTGAGTATTTTGGATGGATATACGGTTACAGAAAAAGCGGATGGTGAAAGAGTATTAATGTATGTGAATGGTATTGGAAAGGTTTATTTAATATACAACACATACATTGTTGAAGATACTGGAATGAAAGTTTCTAAGGAAGGATATAATTCATTAATTGACGGCGAATTCATTCAATGTAAAAAAAGAAAGGATAATGCAACAAAATCATTATATGCAGCATTCGATATTTATTATATCAATGGAACGAAAATAACAGACCTTCCTCTGATAGGAGAAAACTCCAGAATAAATAACTTACAAAAGTTTGAAAAATTTATCAACGCTAGTTCAGAACTAGAATTTGTTAATAAAAAACATTTGTATTCAAAAGATATACTTTCTGATGCTAATAATATTTTATCCAATAATTCTTATCCTTACGAAGTTGATGGGTTAATATTCACTCCTGCAAAACTTGCATTGTATTCGTATTATACAAATAAAGCAGTACAGTTGACAGATAATGTGAAATGGGATAGAGTTTTCAAATGGAAACCAAGTGATCAAAATACCATAGATTTTCTCATTAAAGAAAGAAAAGTAGTTAAAAAGAATGGTAAAAAATTTACAGAATTTGGATTGTATGTTGGATATAATGCTTCACAATGGGAAGATATTGACGTAGTTACAGGTTTGAAGATAAGATATGAAAAATTCAAACAACATAAAGATAGAAACTCGTATGTGCCTGTATTGTTCAAACCTTCAATATATGATGCNCCTGGAGTAGAATACGCACACATAAAACAAAACATATCAGGAGAATTAAGAGCAGAAAATAATGATAAAATAGAATCAGATACTATCGTTGAATTTAAATATATAAATGATCCTAATATTCCAATCAGTCAGAGATGGATTCCTTTGCGTATAAGAGAAGATAAAACAAGACTTTACAAAAAAAATATTTTAAGTAAAACTTTGAATGAGATGAGTGTAGCATTGAATGTTTGGAGATCTATTCATAATCCTGTCACACAAGGCATGATAACAGGAAATGAAACTCTTGAAAATAGTCTATTGGCGGTCGACAAGGTTTTAGAATCTGATGATGTGTATTATTCCAGAAATATTAACAGACAATATTTACTTTCTGTTAATATGATGGATTTCCATAATCTTGGTGTCAAAGAGTTGCTGTACAACTATCCAAATAATAAAAAGAAAAAATTGCTCGAATTATGTTGTGGCGAGGCAGGAGATTTGAGAAGATGGTTAGAAAATGGATACAAGTTTGTTTTAGGTGTTGATTTAGTTTCCAAAAATATCAAAAATCCAAAGAGTGGTTGNTATAGNCGTATGTTCAAATCTCGTAGAGATCACATAAACAAATTNCAAAATGTACAACCACCTGTATATTATCCAGATTTCATATTTGCAGTAGGTGATTGTGCTTATTCGTTAAAAACAGGAAAAGCAGCAAATAACGAAAATGTGATAGACATTGAAAGTGAAGAAATTTTGAAAAAGGTAATGAATAATAAAAGACAAGCATCTGATAAAGTTTATATAAGACGTATTGAAGAAAAAGGTGCAAATGGTTTTGATGTAGTATCTTGTATGTTTAGTATTCATTATTTCTTCAAATCTGAAGAAAAACTNGATGGNTTTCTAGAAAATGTTTCTGAAAACTTGAATGACNATGGACGATTCATTTGCACATTTATGGATGGAAATACTATAGAAAATGCAATTGAAAAAAATGGTGATATTATTGAAGGAAGAAAACTGTATTCTGACTACAAGGATGGTTTACCTGTTTGGGCAATAGTGAGAAAATATAATAAAAACCAAAGTGATCAGTATGGAAAACAAATAAATGTGTTTATTGAAAATACTCAAAAACTTATTCCCGAATATTTGGTTTCGTTTGAAACGCTTGTCAAAAAAGCAAAAGAACATGGTCTTGAAATACTAGATACTGAAATGTTTTCAACAACGTTTCAAAAACTCAAGATGAAAAATGATGATAACAGTGTAATGCTTGCAAATGCAATAAGCGAAATGGACAAAGACGACGTATTGAAAGAATTTAGTTTCTTCAATAGATGGGCAGTTTTTCAAAAGATTAAATCTTAAAAAGTTATGAAATCTTATTATTTTTGACAAGTTCTTTTATTTTGCTAAGAACTTCGTTATATTTTTTTGCATCAGATTTATTATATATTATGATTAACTTGTCTGTTATATGATCAAGAACCTCCTTATTTTCTATACAATTTGAAAGTTCAACTTCATTATCTTCACAGTAAAGTAAAAGCACTTCTGTATTGTCATGAACAAGTTTTGATGATATTACTCCTAAGTCTTTCTCTTTCCAAATATTGTCTTCTAGTACCTTGCATTTATTTTCGTTTGTAAAAGTTATATTATTGTTTTCTGGGAAGTTTTTGTCAAAGTGTTTTTTTTCAATATACAAAGGAATTGTATTTGCACCACTAATCAACATTTTATGTATATCTCTATCAGATATGTGATCGATTCTTTCTCTTCCAAAGTTATTGATAATTATATTATTATTTATTTGATTATTGATATTATTTATAGTTTGATTTTCAATATTTGTAATATTCTGAATGTTTGGTGTTCGAGCATGTATTATACTTCTTGCTTTGCATTTATCAGCTTTGATATGTCTCGATTTATGTTTTCTATTTGTAAAAGAAATCATACATCTAGGACAAGTAAGACTGTCGACTTTATTACAAACTTTTTCATGATTATTCAAATGCCTTGCAGTTTTATAAATCTTATTACATTTTGAACAAGACAAAATACACGGGGGGACATTTTGTACGTTTGGGGGGACATTTTGTACATTTGGGGGGACATTTTGTACGTTTGGGGAGACATTTTGTACATTTTCTAAAATTGATATTTTATCATATATTTTGTCTTTATGTTTAGCATTCTGGTGTCTTATAAGATTACATTTTACGTCAGTTTTATATTCACAAAATTGGCATTTAGTAAAAGGAAATGGCATTCTTATCACTACACTATATATACAGTAAGATTTTCTTTATCTTTTTATATCTTTTCTACACCATTTTTTGACTTATTTATCACCTCTCCCCCCCATAGTGTTTCTAAGATTGTTGAAAAATCAAAAAGTTTTCTATTTTCATCCTATTTCTTCTAGTTCACAGTTTTTAATAAGATCTTTTATTTTTGTTATTATTGTATTATATTTTATACTATCAGTTTTATTATAAAGAATAAAGAGTTTATTTTTGATATTTTCATATTTGTCAATNTCTTGGATCGTATTTAATACTTTTTCGTCTTTGTCATCACAATATAAAAGNAGGACTTCTGTATTATCTTGAACTAACGTAGAAGACAATAATCCNAGATCCTTATCCTTCCAACTATTATCTTCAAATACTTTACATTTATTTTCNGTAGTGTATTTTATATTTCTGTTTTCAGGAAAACACTTATCAAAATGTTTCTTTTTTATATACATTGGTAATGTATTGATTCCACTTGATAATATTTTAACTATTTCTTCATGGGAAATATGGTCTATTCTTTCTGAACCAAAATTATTGATAATAATCTGATTGTTGTTTGTTACACAGTTGTTATTTTGAATATTATTATGAAT